TTATCCAATCGATCCGGAAGGAGATGAGACACCCTTTCGTGTACGACAATCACTGAGTCCCGACTCATTAGCTGACGCGATTGGTGAACTGATTCACGGCAGAGACCCCGAAGAAGTAGCAGAGATTTTTCAGATCGCTTTTGAGAGACTTCCCGGTGTCGAGCTATCCTCTCCTGGCGATGAAGATTATCCGGGAGAAGAAACTCTCTACTCTCCGGGAGCGGAAGGCCGGCCCGTCGCAGGTTTCCAATTAGAAGAATTGATGGAACTGATAAGAGAAGTGATGGAAGAAGGCGACTACCACGACATGGGTGGCGAAGATGAAATGTATGACGTGATGGATAGCGATCCCTTCGCAGTGGCGGACTTTATGGATCTTGATTATGAAAAGTTCGAACAGGCATGGGCTGACGATCCATCTCGGCTTTCTGATATTGCGTTAGTTAATTATGCAAAGAAATATGAATTTGATAAAATAATCGTGTATGATGGTGACGGAGATCTAGCAAACAGAGAAGAACTCGAAGACGTCATCGCCATCGAGATACCCAAATTACAGGCATCAGATCGATATTAAAAATGTATGAGCTTTCAACTAGACAAAAAGCAAAGAGTTAAAGAAATATTAAAGTGCGGTAAAGATCCGTCTTATTTTCTCAACACATACGCCCGTATATCCCACCCGATGCACGGGTTGATTCTTTTTGACACATACGATTTCCAAGATGAACTTCTCAAAGAGTTTAACGACTACCGATTCAATGTCATTCTTAAGGCGAGACAGCTAGGAATCTCAACGATTACAGCAGGTTATATTGTGTGGATGATGCTTTTTCACCGCGACAAGGCAATTCTGGTTATGGCAACCAAGTTCGCCACCGCTGGAAACCTTGTGAAGAAGGTTAAGAACATCATGCGCAACCTTCCCGACTGGTTAAAGATTGCTACTATTTCGGTCGACAACCGCACTTCCTTTGAATTGTCCAACGGATCATCAATTAAAGCTACTTCTACCTCGGGCGACGCCGGCCGTTCAGAAGCTCTATCCTTGTTGGTGCTAGATGAGGCCGCGCACATTGAGGGGTTGGATGAGTTGTGGACTGGTCTGTATCCCACTCTTTCAACCGGTGGGCGCTGTATTGCATTGTCCACCCCCAACGGTGTCGGAAATTGGTTTCATAAAACTTGTGTGGATGCCGAAGCAGCCGCCAACAACTTTCACCTAACTACACTACCGTGGGACGTACACCCCGACAGAGACGAAGAGTGGTATGGGAAGGAAACGCGCAACATGTCCAAGAGACAAATTGCGCAAGAGTTAGCATGCAATTTCAATACTTCGGGAGAAACAGTTATTGATCCGGAGTGCATGGAATGGCTACTTGCAGAAATTAAAGAGCCAAAGTATCGAACAGGTTTTGATCGCAATTTTTGGATTTGGGAAGAGTTTGATCCTACCTGCAATTATCTGCTGGTAGCTGATGTTTCTCGCGGCGATGGTGCCGATTATTCAACCTTTCAGTTGATTAAACTTGAAACACTCGAATGCCTCGGAGAATACCAAGGCAAGCCAACAATTGATATGTATGCAAATATGCTCAACAGCATCGGCCGAGAGTTTGGAACATGCATGATTGTGGTCGAGAATAACAATATCGGATTTTCGGTTTTAGAGAAACTAATAAACGAACACCAATATCCTAATGTATACCACTCAGTCAAATCAACACACGAATATGTCGAACAATACCAAGCAGAATATATGAACAGTGTAATCCCCGGCTTTACCACTTCTATGAAGACGCGCCCACTCATCATTGCAAAACTGGAAGAATTCATCAGAAACAAACTAATTAAGGTATATTCATCTCGCACAGTTAACGAAATGAAGACCTTTATATGGAGGAACGGTAAGCCACAGGCCATGAAAGGCTACAATGATGATTTAATTATGGCACTAGCCATCGCATGTTGGGTGAGAGATACCGCGCTACAAGCCAACAGTCGAGACCTAAATTATCAAAAAGCTTTCGTAAATGCCATCTATACTACCAAAAAAACTATGAATACACAAATTAAAGGTCAAGAAGGCTATAAAAAAGATAACGTTTTTGATAAAATGAACGAAGCGAAAGATTTATATAGTCAATATAAATGGATTATAAAGTGAGAACATAAATGCCCCCTAACGACAGAAACCCCCGCAATAGCGAAAACAGCTTATTCAAAGCTTTAACTCGTCTTTTCTCTGGCCCGATTATTAATTACCGGTCCCAATCAGGCCGACGCATCCGGCGCCAACACTTGGACAAGTTTTCGTCTAGGTTCCAGACAGCTTCCGGACAACAGTTTAAGAAGACTCTATATAATCCTCTTGACACGATTGCCACCAACGCAATCCAAAACCAGCGCCGTTCCGAGCGATATATCGATTTTGATCAAATGGAGTACATGCCGGAGATTGCTTCCACCATGGACATCTATGCAGATGAAATGACGACCTATTCTGAGTTGCGACCCATGCTTAACATCAAGTGCCCCAACGAAGAGATTAAAGCCGTGCTGGCTATCCTCTTCGATAGCATTTTGAATCTCAAGTATAACTTGTTTGGCTGGGCCCGAACCATGTGCAAGTACGGAGACTTTTTCCTGTACTTGGAAGTGGATGAGAAATACGGAGTCCAAACGGTAATCGCTCTGCCTCCCCAAGAGGTTGAACGAATGGAGGGACTAGACTCCACCAACCCTAACTACGTGCAGTACCAGTGGAACTCAGCAGGAATGACATTTGAGAACTGGCAAATTGCTCACTTCCGCATTCTCGGTAACGACAAATATGCACCTTATGGTACATCCATCCTAGAGCCTGCACGCCGAATCTGGCGCCAACTGGTTCTGATGGAAGACGCCATGATGGCTTACCGAGTCGTGAGATCATCAGAACGTCGAGTATTCAAGATCGACGTCGGTGCCATTCCCCCACAAGATGTGGAGCAATACATGCAGAAGATTGTCACTAATCTTAAGCGTCACTCCGTTATCGACAAGAACACTGGCCGCGTTGACTTACGTTATAACCCCATGAGCATTGAAGAGGACTATTTCCTTCCAGTGCGACCCGGCTCTGCCACAGCAATCGAAAGCCTCGCAGGCGCCCAGAACATCACTCAGATTGATGACATTAAGTACCTGCGCGACAAGCTCTTTTCCGCGCTAAAAATTCCCCAGGCATATCTTGCCATGGGCGAAGGCGCCGCAGAAGACAAGACCACGCTGGCACAGAAGGACATTCGCTTCTCGCGAACAATCCAAAGGTTGCAGCGCGTTATTATTGCTGAGCTAACGAAGATCGGCATTATCCATCTTTATACTCTTGGTTTTAGGGGAGACGACCTGCTCGGCTTTGAACTTACCCTCAACAATCCCTCGAAGATTGCAGAACTTCAAGAGCTTGAACATTGGAAGCAAAAGTTTGACATCGCAGGGTCTGCCACTGAAGGTTACTTCTCGCGGCGGTGGGTATCCGAACATGTATTCGGAATGTCCAGTGAAGAATTCATGCGCAATCAGCGCGAGATGTACTATGACCGATCCCACGACGCTGCCCTACAAGCAGTTGCCGAAGCCGCGGCAGCCGGAGAAACTGGTGGTGGCTTAGGTGGCGATCTTGGTGGTGACCTCGGCGGTGACCTCGGAGGAGATCTCGGAGGAGACCTTGGAGGACCCGAAGAGATGCCTGCCGGTGAGGCTGGCGGAGAAGAGGGGGGCGAAGAGTCATCACTTTTGGCAGTACCGCCCGGATCTCGCAACGCCCCGCGTCTTACGCCGGGTTCCAAGGGGAAGGTGTATAAGTCACGAAGAGTGGATCGGCGAGACGCAGGAGCACGCAAACGTTCGAATGCTGCTAAATATGCGAAAGAGAAAAGCAGCGCTACTTTGCGTAATATAGTCCCAGGACTCACCGATATCAGCACCTTAAAAAATGGTTCTGGTCTAGGGATAGGTATTTATGAAGATGACCAATCTATTTATAGCGTACACGAATTGGCAGAGGAGGACAAGGTTTTTCAAATTAATGAATCGGTTCGAACTCTACTTAGAGATTTAGATTCTAGTAAGAAAACTTTAACGGAGCAAAAGAATGAAGATAAGACACAATAAGAAGCGTAACACAGCCTTTATATATGAGGCTCTTGTTCGTGAAAACACAGTAGCACTTCTAAAGGGAGACACCGAACGACAACAAGCAGCAATGAATGTGATTAAGAAGCACTTCAGTGGAGACTCAATTCTCAAAAAAGATTTAGACTGCTATCGTTCGTTATATGAAAACCAAAGCTTTGATTTGATTACCTCCGAAAAAGTACTTAAAGAATCCAAGCTCCAACGGCGCCTCCTGTCTCCAGATATACTATTTGATCAGCAAAGCGATTTGATTCACGACGTTAATAAAACGCTTTCTCCTTCGGTGTTTAACAACTTTGTTCCGAACTATAAGACGATTGCCACCATCGCCCAGATTTTTGGAGACAACACCTCTCCCAAAAACCGCGTTATTCTCGAAACCCAAATTCTAATAGGTATGCGATCTTCACCGGAAGAGGTCAAGTTTGAAGAAAAGATAGATGATGTGGTTTATAGGTCTTTCGTCAAGAAGTTTAATGAGAAGTATGACGGAGAATTGCTGGAAGAACAAAAGCAACTCTTAAGCCATTATATCTCTTCTTTCGCGGACAACGCGTTGGAACTGAAGGTCTTCTTAAATGAAGAAATCGGGCGCCTGAAGGAAGTAATCCAAGAAGCCCAAAACAATGAACATATTAGTGCCGACGACGACATGTCCACCAAGGCACAACAGATAGTAACCAAGCTTGAGTCATATGCGACTCAAGGCGTTAATGAAAACGTCCTCACGACAATTCTCAAAACACAAAAACTAGCAAAGGAACTTACTACAGATGGCGGTGATAATTAAGATTGGCCCTAAAGCCAATGAAAAAAAGGTGAGACTTGAAATTGATGCCCGCAAAAGTTTAAGCGGGGACGTCATGGTGTTTGATCATGGTGACATCGATATCGTGCTCTCTCCCGAACAAAACAAAGTTATTGCCTTTCCCAAGGATGTACCCAGTGATATGGTCTATGGCGCACAAAACCGTCTCTTTGCTCACCTCAAGAAGCGCGGAGTCGTTATTCCAGAATCCATTAAGGCTGGATCCTTTTTCGGCTCCTTCGAAGCTACAATGCAAAAGCCCACTAGTGAAGAAATTAACGCCCCTAAGCTAGCTTTAATTAATATCTCAAACTTTATTGATGAAGAGCGTCCTTACTTCGAAAGCACCGATGCTATCATCTCGATGACGGACGATGAGCTTCTGCATCCCGACAAGACCGACTCCACCGAACTTGGCGAAGTGCCCCAAGCTGTTGAAAAGGGCTCCATCCGTCCCGGATATATTAGAGATCCCTATTCACTTAACTATCTCTATACAATCTAGGAGTTTTTGATGTCCGACATGCATTTAATAATGAATGGCTGGAGAGGGTATCTCCTACAAGAACAGAAGAATCAACTTCTCTTCGAGGACTGTTCATACATTACAAAGGTTTTGGGAATTTCTCTTCCCCTCACGGAATCTGGAGATGTCGCCCCACTAACAGAACATCTTAAACAGGAAATCTTGAGAGAACAGATGCTTCTTGAAAGTTTCTGGGATGATGCGGTCCAGACGGTCAAGACCGCCGCGGGTGCTGTTGCCGGCAAGTTTATCGATGCCGCGGCCGGAATTAAAAAGTTTGGCGAAGAAGGCTGGGCTATCATAAAACAGCTGTATCGAGTCGCAACAAATCCAGAATTAATTCCCAATTTCACGGGCGCCATATGGAAAGTGAATTTAAGACACAAGTGGCGCTACGGACTGAAGCCCATATTGGAAGCTTTAATACAAAGATTGCCGACGTGGGATATGCCCAATTTTGCTTCTATTGCGCAAAAGGCCCTAGACACTATAAATAAAGTAATCGAGTCGGTTAAATCCATGTCAGGATGGAAGAAAGCAATCGCCACAGCCGGCTTATCCATAGGGTTTACGTGGATATGGGACAAGGTAAAAGATTTTGTAGAGGATTATACGGTGCTGAACAAAAAGCTTGAATCGGACGAGAGTGAAGAAACGGCCGAACAGTTTAAGACGTGGCTTAAGAACGCGGTCAATAATGCCTTTCTCAATATCTTAAGGACTCAGTTTGCTGGAATGATAGAAAAACTTATTTCGGTATCCACGGGAGTCAAGGGGTGGTGGGATACAGCAGTCGCTGCTGTCGGAGGGGTCGAGCTGGTTATCAGCGCGCTCGGCACTTCTTTGTCGAGATTCGCCCGGCACACTGGCGGTGGAAAAAAGATAAACTTTAGTAAACTAAATGCTGCGGAAACTTAAACATTAGGAAATAAAATGGAACTACTAACATTCATACTATGCGCTTACGGCTTAACACAAATAATTGTATATGGTAAAGTCTTTAATAGAATTCGCCCCGCTAAAGGAAATCTTGGAGCCCTATTTAGATGTCCAATGTGCATGGGATTCCATGTAGGTTGGTTTTTAATGCTACTTTCCCCATTTACGGAACTATTTAGCTATGACGTTTCCGTCGTTAACTTTTTCCTACTTGGATGGGTGTCGTCAGGAACATCTTACATTTTAAATATGGTCTTTGGAGACCACGGAGTTAAATATGAACACAAACATTTGGACAAATAAGTGGATGCTTCAACCAGTTCGACATTGCTGTAAGGGGTCTTAGCTGTGGGGCAGAAACTGCTAAGAGAGTATTACGAATTATGTGAGGGGGGTGTCTGTCAGGATCTCCTCACGGAGGATGAAAAGCGCTACGTGGCTGACGGAGGAATGATCCTCTCAGGCAAGCTACAAGAAGCTGATATCCAAAACGGCAACGGCAGAATTTATCCCCACAAGGTTTTAATGCGCGAGATGCAAAACTATGCGAAGCTCGTCAAAGAACAGCGCGCCATCGGAGAACTGGATCATCCCGACGATTCAGTTATTAACCTGAAGAATGCGTCACATCTCATCACAGAAGTTTGGTGGGACAACAAGAGCGTAATGGGAAAAGTAAAAGTATTGAATACACCTTCGGGGGGTATTCTTCGTTCTCTCGTGGAATCCGGAGTAAAGCTGGGAATCTCCTCTCGCGGCATGGGATCCGTTAGCGAGACGCAAGGCACCACCATGGTGGAAGATGATTTCCAATTAATTTGCTTTGACTTTGTATCGGAACCTTCTACTCCCAACGCATTTATGATGAGAGAGGCGAAAGATTTCCAGTTCAATGAGGTCTTAACCAAGGCAGATAAGATCAACAGATTACTAAATGAGGTGTTAGATGAAGAAGGCTGATTTAAAGCAGCTAATTAAGCCGCTAGTGAAAGAATGTATTCACGAAGTGCTATTAGAGGAAGGAATGCTTTCCAATATTGTTGCGGAGGTGGCCAAAGGAATGCAGCGCGCCCCGCTGGTGGAAGCCCAAGCGCCGACCCCAACAAAACGAGTAGCACCCGAGGATTCTCGGCGTATGAAAGAGACTCGACAAAAAATGAATGAGCGCCGACAAGGTTTAATGGATGCTATCGGTAACGATGCCTATAACGGCGTTAATTTGTTTGAAGGAACAATTCCAATGGGCCGCGAAGAAGCGGCCCCCGCTGCAGGCTCGGTAGACTTAGGAAATGCACGTGATCAGGGTGTCGATATTAGTTCACTTGTGGGAGGAGCCTCTCGCATGTGGAATGCAATGAAGTAGGTATTTAATGAAGAGCAGAAAAGGGGCAAATGTTGTTGTAACATCTCGCGAGTGTCGTGGAAATCATGAGAGAATGATCCGGCGATTTATCAAAAAAACAAAAAAACAAAGAATTGTGGAGCAAGCCAAGGAACGTCGGCGTTATAAAAAGCCCTCCGAGGCAAAACGAGACAAACGCAGAAAGGCTGAGAGGGTGCGCATCCGCAATGAACAAAAGCGCTTAAGAATGCAAGAAAGGCGCAATAGAAAAAAATAGAGACTATTTACAATGAAGTCAACAAATTTAGGAGTTTTCAGATATGGCTAATCAAAGTCCCACAATAGGATGGCAACGAGAAGTTGGCATCAATATGGTCGGTGCCTACCAAGTTAGTGGGCGCCCCTTTGCCAGCGGCTCAATCAACGCATCCACTGCGCAGAAGGTACAGTTTCCATATGTAACGCGATGGGTTACCGTTATCAATAGCAGCGCTCAGCCCGTTCGCGTAGGGTTCTCGCAGAATGGAGTAAGCGGAAGCCACACCGACGCAACCTACTACTTCGTAGTCCCCAAAGCAGACACCAGTAACGGAGGCCAGACCTCTAGCGGGCGCCTTGAACTTAAGGTTTCAGAATTGTGGTTGTATTCACCCGGCGTGGTAAGCGACGTATCTGTAATTGCCGGTCTGACAACCATTAATCATAACAAAACAAGCGGTTCTGCCGGGCCGAGTTGGTCAGGGTCCGTAGGAGTTGGCTAAGCGTGGCAAGATTTCGTTGGGCATATGTAGACTGCACTGATCAAGTAACACATGCTGGGCCAACAGGGTCAGTACAGTTCTTGACAGGCGCTAATGCAACGAGCGGTTCTGCTCGTTTCCTGTTTATGACGGCGTCCAACACTCTACACCTAACAGGTACCCTGAATGTGTCGGGTACGATCAGCGCGAGTCATTATCATATCAAGAATGTGACCGAGATTGATGCTAGCGGCTCCACATTCTTTGGCGATAGCAACGACGACCTTCATATTAGAACTGGAAGCATGTCCGTCGGAACAAGTGGTAATACCATTATCTTGCGCGTAGACAACACCACCGAAGCTGTGACAGTCAGGGGCTTTGGCGGTCTGTATGAGCCGGTTACGGTCACAAGTTATACCGCTAGCGCCCCAAGTTATATTATGGGGGTGCAGAATTCAGCTAATGTGCGCATTGAAATCCCTAGCGCGTCTACCTATGGGTCAGGCGCTCTTCTTATTGTTAAAGATGAAGCCTCCTCCCGCGCCGGCACAGACATTGTGTTGTCAGCCGCGTATGGAACGGCAATTGATGGCGGTAATTCATATACTTTAACTGGTTCTAATCCAGCAATTAGTTTATATTCTAACGGCGCCAATTGGTTTGTCTTCTAATTAGTTTAGGAGGCGCCTCAGATGGCATATAATGCAGTATCTGGTACTTTAATTGCGGCCCAGAATTATATTCCTAGCGATTTGATCGTTGGAAACGTGGTTTCTGGTAACTTAAGCACGTCCGACGCAGCTAGCGTCATTAACGTTCCGCGTGTGTCCAATGCGACGAACAACGCTATTCTAACGAATGTGGGCGGCGACGCCAACACCCTTACATGTGAGTCCAATCTCACATTTGACGGTAGTTCAATGGTAGTCACGGGTGATCTTACCGCTAGCGTGGCTATATCGGCATCGTTTTTTGAAGGAGATGGAAGCCGACTCACCAACCTGCCGGGCGGCGGTGGCAGTGGCGGTGGAATATTCACCACAATCAACGCCTCGCAAGCTTATAGTACGAGCAGTATTCAAATAGGCTCAAACGCCACTCCCGCGCATGTATTATCTGTGGATGGCACATCATTCTTGAGCGGCACCGTGACGGTCACAGGAAGCCTGGTGGTGTCCGGCACCATGCAACTAGAGGGGAATCTCCTTCCTTATGACGCAAACATTCGCGATTTAGGATCGGCAGCCAAGCCATGGCGCGACTTATACATTTCCGGCAGTTCTATCCATTTTGGTAG